TTGCGTGAGGTCCAGCACGCTCCGGTAGTTGGTGACGAGGGCGGTGTCGACGGCCGGGAAGGTGACGACGGACGACTCGAGGAGCTTGACCTCGGTCAGGACGATCAGGTTGTCGAGCGACTCTGCGGCCAGCGACTGGATGTAGCCGGGGGCCGAGGTGAAGTCGAGCGGGTCCGCCTCGGTGGCTGCCCGCTGCTGGACGCGCCGGAAGCCGATGCTCTTGCCGTACGGCACCCCGTCGGCGAGGTGGCGGCGGACGACCGTCCCGAACATGCCGTCGTCGGAGGCGTGCGCCTCGGAGGCGAGGCCGTCGCCGTCCTCGGTCATCGCGCGATAGGTGCCGATGGTGTCGGCGTGCTCATACCGCAGGACGATCCGGGGCGTCGCCGCCTTCGGGCCGCGGTCCCGGATCGAGACGGCGAAGCAACCGGGGGCGGTGCATTCGCCGTAGGAGTCGACGACCCACCACTTGGAGTCGTAGCCGGAGATGACCCCCGTCTCACCGTCCGCCGTGGTGAGGGGGGCCGGGTCGAGGTCCTTGGTCAGCACGGCGGAGTCCGGCGCGCTGCGCCGTTCCTCGATCGCCTGGAGTGCCGCCCTGGTCTCGTCCATGTCGTTACCCCGTCGCCGCGAGCATGGCGTTCGTGCGTGCGAACTCGCCGTGGTAGATCAGCGCAGCCTCGTCGTAGGCCATGCCGGCTTCTTCCGGCGTGGCATAGCCGCCGAGGCGAAACGGGCGACCATCGCAATAGATGCGAGCCAACCAGCGTCCGGTCTCTTTGTCCATCGACACGCCCTTGAATCCGCTGGTGTTGGTCCGAGGCAGCTTCTTGTTCTTCATGTTCTGGGCATGGGTGGCAGGGCGAATGTTGGATCGCCGGTTGTCGAGGCCGTTGCCGTTCCTGTGATCGATGTACGGAAGCTCCGGCATGAGAAGTCGATGCATCAGGAGAGATTGCTGCCCCGAAATCGTTGGGATACTGGTTTCGGCGTAGAGACACCCTCTGACATCTTTGACGCGCCAACGGTGCCCAACCACGAGCGCCTCATCCCCTGCATCGACGAGCGCATACACGCCAGGGCGATTCGTGGGTATTCGAATCTCGCTCATCGAAACCTCCGGGAATACAAAACGGCCGCCAGGTGGGGCCTCTCGGCTCCTCCTGGCGGCACATGTCCACCAATCCTCTGCGTCTGTACAATGACTACTCTAGCATGTGACGCTCAGGGCGTCATTCGTAGGGGTCTGGCCCATCCGGCAGCGGCTGGTTGCAGCACGGGCAACGCGTGACCGGGGGTGGAGCATAGGGCCACTCGGCGCGCAGCCGGGCGATGCCCTTATGGCCGAGGCCGCGTATGCCGAGCAGCACCACATCAGGGGTCCGCCGGACAAACGTCGGCACCATGACCCGTCGCTGCTCGGGGCTCAAGTCCCAAAGATAGGGATGTGCATCACACATGGCCTTGGTCACGGAGTTGAGCGCCAGATTGCCAACGCGCTGCTTGACAGGGTCCGTCATCTACTCCCCCAGCGGTGTCGCGAGGATGGGGGCTACGCTGAGCTGGCCGTTCGGGTGCTCGGCCTCGACATGACGGCCTACGTCGGCCAGGTTGACGATCAGGCCATCCCGCTCGGCACACGACAGGCCATCCGATGCGCCGTAGCCCTCGGTGTGGCTAGAGTTGTCGAGCAGCTCGACCTCCTCCACCACGCCCGACTCCTCGTATCCCAGCGTGGACGCCAGGTTATAGCTCGTCATCGTCTCCGTCCGCGCGACCGTCTCCGCCCGGCCCGCATACGTCTGCTCGAAGAGGTCCGTCAGGGTCTTGGCGATGTCGTCGACCCCGAGCCCATCATCAGCCCCTGCCGTGACCACGCGCACCACGTCCTGCCGGGTCGTCTCGTTGATGTCCACGATCCGGAGCCCGAGCTCCTCCATCACGCGGCGGATGTTCGGGTTGGACAAGTCCCACGACAGATCGACCCCGAGGAGGTCCGCCGCTGCCCCGTACGCCGCCTTGCCGCTCTGCTCGTGCAGCGGCGTGAGGACCGCGCGGAGCCGATCCTCCTCGTCGCCCCAGTCGCGCATCGCGTCCTTCGCCTCGACGCCGTCCGCCGTCTTGCCCGGCAGCCCGGCGATCACGCGCTCTTTCTGCCCCGCGAAGAACGCACGCAGCTTACGGGCCCCGATGTCCGTCAGCCGCTGCCGGTCGCGCTGAGCAGTCCGGATGGTGGCGGCGCGCAGCTCCAGCGCGGCGGGGTCGAGCGCCTTGGTGTCGCGGTAGCGGCGGACCTGGGCGGCAATGGCACGGGGAGGGGTCGCCGTGATCGCCGCCTTGGGGAGCGGTGCATCGGCCGAGACGGCCAGCTCCCCGGCCCGCAGGAACGTGAGGGAGAACGGCACGGCGAACACGTCGCCGTCGACGCCGAGGTCGGGCCGCTGCGTCTCGACCCGCGCCTCGTTGAGCGTCAGGATGCCGGCCTGGTAGTCGGCCCGGACCCGCATGTGCAGGGCGTCGGTGTCCTCCTGCAGCGAGAGAACGGCGCTGGTGTCGAACTCGATGGTGTACGTCGGGTCACCGCCGGTGAAGTCGGCCAGCAGCCCGCGGGTGAACGCGCCGTCGATCCGGGTCCGGAGCGGGGCGGCGCCGAAGCGTTGGAGCTGCTGCATGGAGCCCTGGGCGCGCGTCGTCTCGAGCCCGCCTGATTGAAGCGAGTCGCGGGCCTGGATCAGCTCGGCGGGGACGCGGAACGCCTGGGCGATCTTGAGCTCGGTCAGGCCGCGCAGGTCCGGCCACGCCATGTCGTTGATGCCATCTCCGATCTTGTGGACCTTCATGCCTCCGTAGAGGAGGCCGGGCCGCCCGTACGCCTTGCTGCCCCCGTACTGCTGGTCCCACTTGAGCCGGAACACGTCGAGGTCCGCCTGGTCAGGCAGGGCGTCGGGCACCTCGATCATGAACGGGGGGATGCCGCCGCCGTCGAGGAAGATCTTCAGCAGGTCCGTCAGGCTGGAGTCGATCCCGACCTCGCGGGCGGCGACGTGGACGGGGGAGATGCCGAGGCGTTCCTGTCGGTCGTCGTGGCGGTAGGGGACGATGAGCAGGTCGTCACGGTCCACGATGCGCGGCTCGACCCCTGGCACGCGGTACACCCAGCGACCGACGCCGTCATTGGTCCGCTCTCGATCCAGCCAGTCAGGACGTAGGGGCCAGAGCTCCACCGGTAAGCCTGCATTACTGCGTACCTTCTCGATCACGGCGTAGCCGGTGAACGCCATCGTCATGACGATGAGCGTCATGAGCTCGGCCTCGGACATGTAGGGGTTCGGCTGCGCGATCAGGACGCGGGCGCGGTGCTTGCTATCCTCCTCTAGCTCGCCGTCGACGACGCGGTAGACGCGCAGGGGCGACTCCGCGACGGCGTCGGCCAGGTAGGTCGCGCAGGCGTAGACGGTCACGCACAGCCGGGCGGCAGCCTGGAGGCGGACCGTGTCGCCGGTGATGGCCCAGTCGGCGGCGGGGACGCGGGTGAACAGGTCGGCGTGGCTGGAGGGGACGGGGCCAGCGAACGGCTGCGCGCCCCGGACCTGGAGGCCGCTGCCGATGCCGGTGTCCCAGGCGACGAGCTTGCGGATGGCGTCGAGTGCGGTCATCGTTGCCACCACCGTCGATTGTCTAATCGTTCAGGGATCGGGAGCGGGGACGGACACGGCTTAGGGTCCTCTGGGTACTTGGCGGTCAGGTAGTCGACCACGACGGTTCGCCTGACCGGGTACTCCATGCGCTGCCCGCAGTTCACGCAGGCGACCCCCAGTACCCCGCCACTGTCGAAGTGATACCCGTAGGGGGTGGGCTTCTGGTACGGGTTATCGGTGGCCTCCCACTCGACGACCTGACCGCAGGTCGAGCACTCCTGATGCACGCCGGTCCACGGCGGATCGGGCTTGACGTACGGTTCCGCCGGCTCGACCGACAACCCTCGCCGTATCAGCTTCATGCGAGTCCCCATCGTTTCTTCGGCGCGCTCAGCTCCATCTCGACGTAGCGGGCGCAGTCCATCAGGTGATCGTTCTCCTTGACCGGGCTGTCGCTGTTGCCGCGCGTGCCGTCAGGATAGCGGTAGCTCTCGAACTCCTGGATCGCGTTGACGCAGGACGGGTCGACGGTCAGGTCAGGGATGACCGACGTGAGCGTGGCGAGGCCGACCTTGACGTCGTTGACCGCCTTGCGGACCCGGATGTGCCGCTCGGTTAGCGACTTGATGAGCCCCGCCGCCGAGGGGTCGACGACGACGTACTCGGGCTGATAGCGGGCGACGGCGGCGACGGCCAGGTCGGTGATGCTGTCGGACGACATGCCTCGCTCGTAGTGCTCGGCCTCGTAGTGGCGGCGGTCCCCGACGTAGCGGACGACGAGCAATGCCGTCGGGTTGCGCGTGCCGAGGTCGAGGCCCAGCACCGTCCCCCACCCCGTCGTGTCGACGCGCTGGACCTTGTCGCGCGTGAAGCCGGGGTACACCAGCCCCTCGAAGGCGACGAACTCGCCGCCCAGCTCCTGCGCGGCGAACGTGTCGGTGTAGCCGAGCGACGCGGCGAACCCGGCCGGCAACTCCGGGTTCTCGTCGGTGCGCACCCGGAACAGCGGGCGGACCGGGTCGAACTCGTTGCCGGTCGCGTCGCGCTCCCACTCCTCCCACATCCAGTTCCGGCCCTTGGGGGTGGACGTCGTCCACGCCTGGGGGGCCACCCCGACCCGGACGCGGCCCTTGACAACGGCCCACGCCTCGCCTGTGATGTAGCCAGCCTCGTCGACCCAGCAGTAGTCGAGATTCGGACCGCGCACCTTGGACGGGTCGTCGAGCGAGCGGCAGAGGATCTCGTGGCCGTTCGGGAAGGCGATCACGTTCTCGGACTTCTGGTGCGTGTAGGGGATGCCGAGGTCGTCGAGTTGGCCCATGAAGCCGCGCAGGGTGGAGTCGCGGAGCATCTGGTACGTGGGCGCCGCGATCATGCCGAGCTCCTTGCGGCCCAGGCGGGCGATCACCTTGGCCCCGCCGGCGAACGACTTGCCGCTACCGATGCCGCCGATGTAGGACGGGAACGGCGCCGCGCTCCGGACGAACCGCATCTGGCGCGGGAAGAGGCGCAGAGTGGTCGGCTGGCTGAGCGCCTGAGCGACTATGACGGGCCGTCCTCACGCTGGGCGAAGTGGATCACCAGCGGGGCGCCGTCCTTGCCGGTCAGTTCGTGGACCGACTTGTCTCCGTAGATCTCGCGGCGCAAGGTCTTGAGGGTGAAGATGATGGCGGTCGTATC